GTCAAGCCCGCTACTCATCAAAGGGGTCAATTCCGCTGCGGGTTCGTTTTTCTCGTTGTAAACTAACATTACCGAACCTGCGTTTGAATCCCCTTGGTGGTATTCTTTTAGCTTACGTTTAAATAAACGTGCTTCTTCTGGCGTTGGTTCGCCTTTGAATAGTTGTAAGATGTGCCCCGCACTAAATCCACTCGCGATATTGTTTTGGTGGAAGTTGCTAATTCTAGCGTCAATGTCAATGTAATTTAAAGCGGGGTAGTATTCAGGCAAAGGGTAAACGTCTAAACCTGCTCTGTATTCACGATAGTAATAAAGCTGCTTAGTCATTGGCTTGGCAAGGTTTGGATTATAAGCGGGGTAATTAGTGATGTCCGCTTCCTTTGCCTTGCTCCAATCCTCTGCATAAAAGTACTGAGAGTGGTCTAATGTGCGAATCTTGCTCACGTCAATGTGATAATATGAAGGCACACCCGCACGATTATATAGTACCTCAACCGCAAATCCCCCAAAAACCTTAACATCATGGGTTATTTTGTATCTAAACTCTTGGAAGGTATCGTATTTATTCCATTGGTCTATTTTCTCCTGAGGAACGCCTTTAACGCCTTCGCCAATAATGTACAATACTTTTTGCTGAACGATTGAATTGTGAGTTGCTGACTTGTTTATTAAATAAATCAGTTGCTCAGGGAATGCGTTTTTTTCTCCAAATTCTACAATGCCTTTCGATTTCAGTTCTTTAAACTGAGGCATCTTGTTTTCCGCAAATGTCAGGAAGTCTATACTTTTAGCTGATAACATTTTGTTTATAGGTTGTGGTTATAGTGTTAGAAGGGAAAATATTTTCTGTATGGCGTACCATTGCGATTCCTCTTTCTACTTCCTCGTCTGCGTTGGCTATGTTAGTGTTGCTGTTGGATGTCTGCGCGTATATCGTATAGACATACTCTCCAATGTTTAAAGTCTTTGCGCTATTGCTACCCTCAACAAAAGTGAACTCATCATACCTTTCTGTATGCGTTGAGGTGTTTGTGATAATAAAAGAAGTTTGCTGACTTGTAATCATGTCCTTAAAATGAATAAGAAAAAACGGGTTATTAATAGTGACCTTTTCCGTAACGGTTACTATTAAAGTGTTGCTTGCCCCTTTGCTTATTATCACCATACTAACAAATGTACAAAATCCCAAAAACCCGCTAAATAAAAAAGCCTCACATTTCTGCAAGGCTTTTTTATTAATTGTTCCTAATTAAGATAATGATAGTGACGTTACAACGCCCGATTGAACTTTTGCGGGTAGGTCTGTTTCTTTGTGCAAGAAATTCAAAACCGCGCCCTTGAAGTCTGCAAACGCCTGACCGAATTGGATTTCTGATTGTTGCAACTGGATGCCATAATCAGCACCATACAGCCAATAGTTACCATCCGTGTCCAATACGATACACCTCAAACGCGCCTGAGACAAAAGTTTAATTTCGTTGCGTTTAGCGGTTGAAAGTTTGTGCAGTCTTACGGTCAAGTCTGCCTCATAGTAAGTAGTGCCGTTTTCAGTACTTGGAATAGTACGCCATGTAGAAGTAGCCGTTTCTTTCTCTAATTCGTATTTGAAATAAGCACGTCCACCCGTCAAAGTGTGTGCGCTGATTTCTCCGCTAGATTTAGTCACGGTGTCGGAAGAGTTAAACTCTACCAAATAAATTGATTTAATACCGCCCGTTTGGTCTTTGCAATCGAGGGTGAAGCCTTGGGTTAATAGACAAGCCATTGTTTTTAGTGTTTTATAAAAAAGGCGGGCATAAGAACCCGCCCTTTATTTTTGGTTAAACTTATATTTAGATTACGAAATAAACAACTTGGTCAGGGAATGCGATTTGGCAACCATACTTGAAGTTGGCTTTGAATTTAACGATGTCGTCATCTTCGCTATACCAAAACTTGAACTGCTCTTCCTCGTTCATCATGTCTGTACCCAAGAAGAAGTTAGCCCAATATGAGCAAACAATCTTGTTTGTGCCATCCATACCGGGAAGACCGTAAATCTTGATGCCTGAGATAGGGTCAAGGATTTCAAGGCTAGCAGCTTCGTTCGCGTTGTAGTGGTACAAGTTAGCAGATACCAACCATGAACGGTAAGTTCTGAATGTATCAGTACCCATAGCCAAGAACAAATCAGAACGACCCAACAAGCCCGTAGGGATAAGGCTGTAGATTTTAGTGATAGCGTCATCAATGTTGCTAGAGGTTAAGCTGGTCAATTGTGTCCATCCACCGCCCGTAGTTGGGTTGCCTTGGATTGGATCACCTGCACCACCGAAACCAAGAGCAGTTAGGATAGTCAAATAGCCATCCCAAAAAGAGTTATTTCCGCTGCCTGAAAGTGAACCTTGCCAAATAGCAGTTTCGATAGCTTCAGCGATACCCATTGCTTTTTCTTCGCCAATTTGATTTTGGAATACGCCAAGGTCAACGGGTGCGCCTGCGCTAAGACCGATTTGAGTATATTTTGCTTCAAGGTCTTTTGGGCAAAGGTTTTCAAACACTTTCACTTTACCTACTACTATGTCGCGGTCTGTGATTGTGGTTGTGCCTGAAGTGGTGTTTGCGCAACCATCTGCCTGAAACATAATGGTTGATGAAAGGATTGGTAATGCCTTAGAGGATTTAACATCAGTTACAATTTGGTTTGCGCCTTGCAACAATGATGCTGTTTTACCACTAAACATCGCCTTCACCAAGAGTTGGGTTTGGTCTTCCTTGGTGTAGTTAGTTAAATTACCTACTGAAAATGCCATGATTTATTTGTTGTTTTTTAATGCTTTTGCGAAATTTGCCAACCTATCTTCTTTTGCCGTAGGTTGTATCGGCTTTTTAGCGGGTGCAGGCTCTTGTTCTGCAAACTCTTGAAGTGCTGACATTTGCTGCTCTTGGATGCCCATAAGTTTTTCAAGTGCGCCTTTGATGTCTTGCATAGACTTTTCCAATGCTTCGAAGCGTCCTTCAACGGCTGCGAACTTCTCAGAGAAATCTTCTTCAACGGGTGCAGGCTCTTCTGCTTCTACGATGGCTGTTACAGCACCGTCAACAACGGTAATGATTTTATTGCCTTCAATAGAGTGTTCGCCATCGGGTGCGGGTGTGCCGTCTTCCAAAGTCACCATAGAACCTTCTGCAAGTTCCTCGCCTTCGTAATTTAGAACAACACCGTCAACGGTAGCGACAGAACCGAATTTCATCTTTGATTTAGCGAACTCTTCGCGTAGTGCTTGGAACTCGCCTTTGATTTTTTCTAAAATTTCTATCATACTATTAAATGTACATTAGTTTAGAGAGGTGCGAAAATTCTCAATCTCAGCAAGTAAATCCTTTGCTGCTCTAAGGCTTTGGTTCTCCACTCCAAAAAACCCCTCAATTGAAAATCCCTTAAATTCTCCCGCCTTTACTTTAGCCCATACCTCGTCATTGTCTACTAGGTAAGACACAAACCAAGAACCATCTGGCACTTCCTCAAATCCTTTTGGGGGATTTATACCACGTTCACGGTTTACAAAGTAAGATTCAATCATGTTGAGGCTTTCTACTTCGTCTGTGTGGTTAGTGTTAACCGCGCTGTATCTTTGCTCACGGCTAAATTTCTTGGCAAGAGACCAAATTGTTTCAGATGAGAACACTATGTAATACTCGCCTCTTTCATCGTCTTTGCGATAAATCGGCAAGTCGGCAATCATAGCCGCACCCGTGATGATTCTTTTATCTTCGCTTTGGATAGCGTAGTTTTGTTTCTCTGAAAAGGCAAGAAAGTCCTTTTTAATTGCAGGCTTGTCCACTAGGGAAATAAACGAAATACCGCTGTCGGTGTCCTCTTCGTTTACGGTTGCCATGTAAATGGGTAAATCCATATTAATAAATGTACGTTAGTTTAAAGAGATGCTAAAAAACAGAGGTTTGACGGTTTACCTTGACCCGCCCTTGTGCGTTTGTAATGTCACTCTCCACCACATAAACACGCTGATTTCCCACGTTTGGAATGCCCGCGTTTCTCAGGGATTGGTTGTTAACGGTGAATAATTGAGGCACGTTAGGTGCTTCTGGTGCGGATGGTGTGTTGCCACTTTCTCCAAGTATTCGTTTTGCTGCTGCTATGTTGGCAAGTACGGTAGATACACCGATTGCGATTGCACCTAAGTTTGCGGGGAATGGTACGGATTGTGCCTGCGCCACCGCCCCCGATATACCCTTTGCCGTGTCAATTGCTATTTGAGCCAGTGCAAATGCCTTCCCTTTTTTAGTCTGTGCGCCATAGAGTTGTGAAAGCGTACCAAGTGCAGATGAAGCCCCTGCCATAACGTCTTCTTGATTTTGCCTAAGTGCATCGGATTTCTTTTTGTCGTTAGCGGCTATGTCGTCATCTGCCGCCTTTTTGTTTGCAACTTGTTGGTCTAGCGCAGCCTTTTGAATATCTGTTTGGTCTTTGCCGTAATCCGCTGCTTCCGTTAAAAGTCTTTCGTACTTGTCTTTTTCAATGGTTTGTAAGTTGTCGGCTAATGTCTTTGCATCAATCTCACCAGTTAAATAACGCTGCTTTTCTATGTTTGCTTTGTCTTCGTAGTATTTGTTAACAGCGTCTAGGCTATCTTTATACTCAGTATCGGTTCTTGCTATTTGGTCTGCCTTGCGCTTTTCATCTAAGGCTTTTTGCTCGGCATTAAATTTCTCGGTTATATCTTTGGTGCGTAGGTTGTGTTCGCGTAAAATCTGCTCCTGAGTTAGATGCTTTTTTTCTTCACTTTTTAACTCCAATGCCCACAACATCTCAAATGCTGCCAACCTTTCTTGAAGCGTTATGGCTGTTTTTTCTGCATATTCTGCGTCTGCTTTTGCTCTGTCATCATTGGTTTTTTTCTGATTCTCTCTTGCCTCTTTTGCGCCTGTTTCTTGGATAGTTTTAATTTGTAACTGAAAGCCAGCGTTTGCGTTTTTCAACTCTGCTAACTTTTCTTTTGCTTTTTTAATAGTGGCATCCCCTTCCTTTTCAACTTCCGCAGGGTCGAATACTAAATTGGAAATCCCCTCATTAAATCCTTTTTGCAACTCCCAATTCTCACCCATTGCCTCACCCACCTTGTCAATTGTTTGAAGTATCAATTGAATTGGAAGAGTCAGCCCCTTAATGATACCTTGCAGTATTTCGTTGTTTCTTTTAGCTGCAGCAACTTGTGCGTTTTTGGTTATCTCAGCATTTTCTACGGCAAGCTCAGCTTGTTTGATGGCTTGGTCGCTTTGAAGTTTTTTCATCTTCAAGATGTCCAACTCCGATTTGCCTTGCAGTTTTAGTACATTTTCTTGCCCGTCTATGGCGGTAAGTTTTTCTTCTTGTGCTTTTAAGTTATCCTCAGTCGCTTTGTTTAGTTTTTTCTGTTCTGCCGATACACCGCCTACCGCTTCTTTAATGTCATCCCAATACGCTACAATAGTACCAAGTATAACAACAAAAGCACCGATTCCAGTAGCCAATAACCCCGTGCGAATCTTCTTAAACGCATCCAATGCACCTTGCCCCATAGAAACAAAACTCTCTTTCACTTGCATGATGCCGTCTATGCCTTGGGCAAATGCCATAGCACCTTGCACCTTTGCCAAAGTCTTTTGCACATCCTCACTTTCAGCACCAAACAAAGCCAATGCCCCTTGTGCTGCTTGGATTCCGTTAGCTACCCCGCTAATTACTTTCCCAACTGCTGCAAATTTATCAGGATTCAAACCCGCCACACGGTTGTTTAAGTCTTCCATTTCATCCTTTAAAGCTGCAAGGCGTTTTGTTGCCTCCATAGCTTGTGGGCTGAATTCCCCAAACTCACGGGCGAACTGCATGGCTTCTTGTTTAGCCTGCTTGATTTCTTCCCGTATTGACTTTACGCTATTACCGCCTTTGGTGGATGCGTTTATATTGATTATGGTTTCGATTGCCATTATATTTCTATCCAGTTACTTCCGTTTGATACTATTCTTACTTTTGCGTATTGGCTGCCTAAAGCCTTTGTGGCAGAACCGTTTATTGTTTCGCTTCCGCTGCCATCTATTGTTACTACTAAGCCGTCACCCGTTGTCTTTACAAAGTTGAATATTGCCTTGTTCCCTACAGCCGTGGGAAGATTCATTGTTACCGCACCGCCCGATGTGCTGACTAAATAAAAATGCTCGCCCGCTATATGTGTTATTGAAGTCGTGCTACTTATTGATGTAACCCCGCCCGCTGATATGTACTTTGTGCCGTCATAAACGACCCCACCTGAATGTCCACTTAAATCTACCTCTTTGCCGAATAAGTACATTTGATCATCCCCCGTAATGTTCATGTTATCAGACATCAACACTACATTTCCTCTGCCGTCTATGATCGTACCCGAAGACCCTGCCATTATATTTCCGTAGCTTGCTTGGCTAGTGTACCCACCTTTGTAGCCTACTATCATATCCTTATCTCCAAAAAACTGAGCCTCGCCAATCTTTACAACTTTGTTTCCCATTAACTCTTGCCAATCGCTTTGTCCGATGTCACCACTTGACGGGGTGAAACTTGGATAGGTTTGAAGCTGTACAAACTCGCACATTGTCAATCTGTCAGGAACATAGTCTACTATTTTGTTTAATCGGAAATAGCTATTCTCAAAAAAGTAAACATCACGGAATGATAACTGCTGAAAGTCAGCGGGCGTGATATGAAAATACCCCGTTACTACTTTGCTATTGGGGTCGGTGATTTCGTTGATGTAACGGCTCCAATAGGCGTTGTATAAGTTGTTATCGGTGTAGGTTACTTTTGGCGGATAGCCTACTTCAAATGGTTTACCAAATAAAATATCTATGGTAGGGAGAACATCGTTATCTGTGTGTATGGTTAATGGGTATACCTCTTGTGTAATTGACGGGGTTGTAGAACCAGTAAATCCTAAGTCCTCATAGATATTGTATGCGGTACACGTCGCTATGCTGTTATGGAAAAGAATATGTATACCGTTAAACTTATCAATTAGCGGGTATGTTTTGTCCTCTGCCGTGTGTACTTGTGTAGGTTTAAAGATTGTTTCTATTTTCTTTTCATCCTTTACAAAGTCATTGTCTACATTTACAAACAAGTCCCCATAGTTACGGTTGTAAATTGCCGTATACTCTGTATTGAAAACGTCCTCGGCTTTGGCATGGCTGAAATAATACCTTTTGGCATTTAGCTCACCCATTGGCATGATACTAAGGTTCTGCGATTTATCCAACTTGTGCGACCAATCTCTCAGGCTGCCCGTGTAGTATTCCTCGTAAGGCATCACTACTAACTTATTCGGATTGTCGGGGTCTTTGTCAATATGCAGATTAAACATATTTACTAAAGACTTTAACACCTCTTCTTGCTTTATGTCACCTGCAAAGAATTGGTCGAATTGCATTTCTTGTGTTGGATATGCACCCGTCTTTCTTACGTTGTACATTTGGAATCCTGATGCTATTTGCGATGTGGCTGGCGTACCAAATGCAGCACCTAAGTATTCCATAGTGTATACCGAAGCTACCCCAATGTAGATGTCTTTAAATATCAATCTAACGGGGCTATTAATGTTCCCCGAACCGTCCGCCTTTAATTTAATACTTTGACCTTGTACAATTGTCCCGCCTTGTTTTAATACAAACGCATAAAAATCTGTTGAGTTAGGCGTTAAACCCGTGAATTTAAGGTTGCCCTCTAAAACAATGTCATTCATACCCGCAGACTTTGTGCCTGCTGTTATTGCGTCCGTGGTTAAATTATAGATATTATCGGGGTCTGTCTCTACGTTAAAGTTAACAACTGAACCTGAAGTAATATTTGTGTCCGCGTTTACTGATGCGACAAAGTTATAAGGTACTGAAGGCGGTGTCCCTACGTCTGAGGATAGGATAAGTGCCTTGAATACGTTTGAATTGAAAAAACTATCGTTTGTGTAAGTGAAACCCGCGTTGGTTAGTATCTTATCTACTACGGTTTTAGCGTACAGAAACGGTTTGTACAAATCTAAAGGTACATTAATGTACGAATTTAAACGTCCATCATTTACTAGCCCGTAAATATATCCTATACCCGCACCGCCTGCGGTGGATGTGCCGTTAACTATTATAATATTACTCCAAGAGGTAACGACATTGGTGGTGTTAAATTCATGGTTGTACTCTGAGAAATCCAAGTCGGACATTTTAAGCCCTCGGATTTGGGTAAATAACTCAGCCGTCACCCCGTGCATACTACACTCAAATTCTATATGCTCATCGTTTAGAACATTGATTTGAATGAGCCTTAAAAAGCCTTTTAGCTGTGGGATATTGTCAACCCATATCTCAGCCTCGGCACGATAGTTAGGATTGAAGTCTGGGCTAAATTGTGTACCCGCTGTAATTTCGTAGTTTATTTCATACAGATGGCTAAAGTATTCCTTGTTGGTTTTGGTACCTGCCAGGGTAAACGTCTTTGTCCAATCGCTTTGTCTGTTCTCAGGTTCGCGCACGTCAGCGATTGACCTATTAATTGGAATGTTTAAATCCTCAGGAACGTCTAAAAAAGTATTGTTAGAAATTATCTGAATCATATCCCTTGGCTTCTTACGGGTTCGCTGAACTCAATCTCTAACTTAAGGTTAAATACCCCGTCTACGTTGTTGTATTGTTTGTCGTAGTTGTTCTGTGTTATGTTTATAGGGTAGTAATCTGACCCGTCTAGTAAGTACACCTCAGGCGAAGTATAAAGACCTTTTAAAAAGTCGCTGTCCGCTGTGCTTAGATTATTAGAATTAAGAATAGCCTTTTGTTTGGTCTCTGTGTAGTATGCTAATTTTGAAT